CTGCATTGCTCATCAGTATGTTGCTGTTTATAAACTACAGCCTCGATAATAGCAGTGATTGCTTCAAGATCTTCATTTGTAAGATTATATCTCCGTCTAGAGCCTGCTCGGTCCCCATAACTGTGTCCGGCATATATTTCAACTTCTTCAGTCATTATATTGTCCTTTCATCATCTCTATAAAGCATATCTTCATTATCAGGTAACCGAGTATCAAGAATCTTCGCCCAGTGATTATTCCGCGCTGTAGCCAGTCTTCTCAACCTATCTCTTACAATAGAATTCTGCAATGGATCAACATCTTCCTTTCGCTCCTTAGTAAACCAAGAAAAGAACAAGATTCCTATAGTGCTTACTGCCGTAAGATACAGTCCACTAACAAAAATCATGGTCTTTATCTTAGGCCATACTTCCATATCTGAAGCAAGAATAAGTGATACACAGTTCAAGAAGAACCTACCATTAGCCCCCAAAAATACACTCAAGTTCTTTGCTGAACAGGCCCATTCTACATCATGACAAAGTCCTGCAGGATTAAGCCTAGCCTTACCGAAATGATCAGGAACTATCTTATCTCCCCATCCTTGCCCAGCACCAAGAAATGAAGGCCACTTCTCGGGAGGCAAATCATGTGGCCAGAGAGGAACTAGAAACTCTGGAACAGTAAGATCAGCACCATAATGAGACAGTTTAACAAAATTCATTTCTTCCTCCAAACCCAAGGTCGGACTGGAGCAGGACCAGACCACAATCCTACTCTATTACCAGCTGAAATTCCTTGTAGCTTTTCCCAAGCATGACAAAATGACTTCTTACAATACTGAGGATAAACCCAAGCATAACCAGCAAGCAAAAGCTGTTCCTGTACACATTGAGTTCCAAGCATAACAACAGCTACTGTCCGACCATAACGATCATAATGCTTAACATCAACAGGTGCAACATCAACAACTTTACCTTTAATCATAACTTCAACAAAATCTTTAGCTGCAAGACCAAATGCTTGTTTTTTCTCTGGAGAATCAACTCCATAAAGCCGAACAGTCGTTAATCCAGTCTCATCAACTACTTTGATTGTATCACCATCAGTAACACTAACAACTGTGACTGGTTTAGCCTGAGCAGTTGAAGCAATAAGCAAAAAGAATAAGATTATAATTTGACGCATAATTTTACACCTGTTGGTTGATAGCGAAAGCGATCACAACTTACGCCGGCTCTGCCATGATCGTCAAATGAGAAACATGGTCCAGGCTCTTTGCAATATCTATCCTTGACAAAATGCAAACCCTCATCATTTTTCTTGAATAACTGCAAACTGTCTTCCGCAATCACCCGCATAACTTTCTCCTGAAAGTTGAGATAAGGTTCAATCACAGTCTTCGTTTGGATAATTACATATTGGGCATCTTGAGCCAGTGTATTTATATCCACACTGTTTACAAATTACCATTGCATCATTACAGTTTTGCTACTATCGCCAAAAGGAGCATGAAGATAAATACCTCCGTGTGAGGTTCCTGTATTATCATCTCCATCACCATTTGGGCCAATACCAGGTTTGTAAACAAAACCATACATATTGGCTCTCGAGTTCCGACTACAATTTTCCTGGTCCCGACAATTCTTCAGAGGATTCTTAACAATGAACGTCTTCCCTGAAGCAAAGGTAAACTTTATAGGACCTGCTCCAAGAGAGTCTCCGCGCTTGTTAATTCGCCAAGCTTGCCTTCCTTGATTACGAACCCCATAACTGTCATAGTTTGCTGAATGGCTGTACGATCCTGTTGAAGTTCCTGAATCTGTCGGTGTCGTTGCTGATCCACTCTTAGCAATACAAGTCTGTCCATCAGAAGTTTTGACACTAATTTGCAGCGGACGTAAATACTGCACATCAGAATTAGCCAGTAAATAAACCGGACATCCTTTATAAGGTACTCCTCGTCGAGCAACCTCACCATTTACAATCACAGAAACAACTGCACTATCTTGAAGAGTACGAAGCAATACTGCTGGCTTGCCATTATTCTGATCAGCACCACGTTCAAAAGTTATAGGCATTGTACAGACTTTTGTTCCATCAGGCACTGGTATAATCGGATCAACTGAAGGTACTACAGTGCCCCCCGGAAAATACTGAGCACAGAGGGCGTTACACTCATTCAGGGACTGAGGAATGGTCACTGCTCCTACTGGCACTGCCCAGAGCAAGGCAAGGACCAAGATAAGGCGAAACATCAGTCTACCTCCTCGATCTGACCTTCAGGTTCGACAGGGTCAGCGATCTCTTCTGCAGGTGCTGCCGGCGGAGTAACGTCGGGAAAGACAGGAGCCGCTGGTTTAACCTCTTCCTTAACCTGAGTCGTTGTGGTGGTAGTCGTGGTCGCAGGATTGTTGGAGTCCGTCTGGCGCATGTCGTTCGTCCACTTGCTCAGGGCATCCTTAATCGCACCAGTTGCAGCAGTTCCACCGTATGCTCCGAGCGCACTGTCAGCATTGGAGTCCTGCTTGGAGTCCTCGAGGATGATGACCGTGTTCCCTGTACCACCAGAATTAGTCGATCCAGCACCAGTCTGATTAGGACTTGCTCCATACTGGCCGGATACCTGTAGAGTGCAGTCGGAAGGAACCCCCTGATTGATTGTGTAAGTAGCGGTCTTGTTTGTGCATCCAGTCAGTAAGCCAATGGCCAAGGCTACTCCCAAAAGTCTTTTCATTCTCTCCCCCCACATAAAGTTAAATTTTAATTTCTTCTGAATTTCGTAGGCGAAATCAGCAATCGGATCATATTCGACGCTCCGGACCGCTCAATAAGTGTCGGGTCTATCGGATCAACAGCCACAGCGCGGATAAACAATTTCTGAGTTTTTGCTGTATCATAGGTAATAGACCCAGTTGCACCTCGTGCTGATTTCGGTATGTTGCCGATTACCACTGCTGCGCTTTCCTCCAAAGCTGTCCCGCTTGGAAACATGCAGATTTCAAAGCCAGTGATTTCCGCCTCCTCGATTGCATCGAATGTCCAAGAGAAAGACATGGTGCGCGTGATTGTCGCTGCGCTGGCAGCAGAAGCCATGCAGAGCATTACGATTACCAGTAAAAGCTTTTTCATATCGGTTTTTCCTCACTACATTTCCAGATATTCGGAATCTCAACCCCATCCACCATCGTCGGCTGCCAGATACTACCTAACTCTGGTCTGTTATAAATTGCCTTATAGCTCTGCACCAGCCCGCATCCTCTGACCACTGCTCGACAGGACTGTTCCATAGCACGATACCATTTACTCCTAGAGATTTTAGGTAGTTTAGCTCCATATAAAAATAATCGTAATCAAGGGCAGTTCCTGCTAGTACGGTCGAAGGATGAAAAGCATTCCAAACGAAAGGGAATATTGGTTTTCCTTTGGCAATTCTCCGCGCCTCGGCAATGTTGGCACTGGCGTATTTCCTCCACCCCTCTTGATCATCATAAAACGTATATATAGATGGAAAAAGGATGTCTTGAGCGTCAAATACTCCAGATATCGCTTCGTTCGCTGCTTGCCATAACGCTATATCCTCCGCCAGTCCGGAAACAGGAGACCAGTAATCCCGTAACGGCCCAATTCCGTAATACCCAAACAGGATATCAGGAGCACTATTTTTTAATGCTGTTATGTGGTTTATATAAAACCGGGCGCCCGCTTCTACGTCAGCAGTGCTGTCGATTCTTATGTCTATTGGGTATTCCTCAATATCCACGCAAACCATACTTTCACTGAGAGGGATGGTAGTTGACTCTCCATATATCATCCCTATTGATAATAGTTCCAGGACTGGCTTCCCCTGACAATCCATAGCATCATATGAAGCCACGCCCAAGGGGACCCCTTTGGTGCATCCAAACTCTCAGGCATAATTCGCCACCCTTAATATTCCGGCCTCGCTTGTCACCTTGCCCCAAAATTGCACCTGCTGTGCTCCGAATACGATAGTGCTGTCCAGTCCGATCCTCTCATGTGTCACCACATCCCAATCGCCATCTGCTCCGACAGCGACCGCCGTACCCCATGTGATTGCGGAGAAGGTATTCTTTGCGTAGCCGATTCTAAACTCAGAGCCATCGCATTGCACCACAGGGAGAAGTTTATCCGTCCTCGCCCATCCTCCAGCGACCGTAACCTCTGCGGTGTTGGTGCCGTCTGTGCATTTGAGTTTCCCGCCACTGTCTGCAAAGACCAGTCCTGCTGCAACGTCATTGCCGCTGAGAATGTTCGCCGGGGCTGTGATCTGTGCGCTGGATACTCCCATTTCCACCAATGCAGCAGCAGTAAACGCACCCCCGCTCAGGGCAGCGGTCATAGCTGCATTCAGCGGTATCGCCAGCCCGTTGCCGCCGCTGGTGGATGCTGTGGAGGTTACTGAGGTGGCTGGGGGTGCGTAAGGCATTACATATAACGATGCCGTTAAAATCGGCTTGGTAGGTGTAACCACCGTCTCCGCACCACTCTCGTTCCAAATATAAAAGGCAGTGCCAGCAGCTATCGTGGTTGCAGACACATCGTGCCTACCGACTGTAGCAATATCTCCGCTGGAATATAAAGCATCTGAGTCATAAATTTTTAATTTAACCGTCCCGGATATTTGTGTAAAATCAACGCTGAAATTTTTCGCCCCTGCCGATAAAACCAGTCCCGCAGAGTGTCGAATGTATCCGCCGTTGGGGATTACTATTGCTCCTCCGACTGTTGCGGCACCTCCAAACAACGACCACCCAGTATCAAAAAAATCATCATCCCCGGCATTAAAAAGATTGCTATACGCAGGCTGCACCATCACCCCTTTCCCAGGATGATTGACAGGCCACGGGACCATGTTGCCGTTAGCGTCGGGTTGGAGTCCGGCTACTGAGGTTTGGATCTGTGGGCCTACGGGGCAGGTGCTGGGGGCCTTGGCATTCCAGAGGGACAGGAGGCCGGGGATGCCGCCTTCACCACCCCCGATTGCAGCCCGCGAATAACTCTTGAATATCGACTTGAAAATACTCTTTGCGACAGCCATCAATCCACCAGTTGCACACCGACTGCGTTAGCGGTTACGCCCTTCACGAATTGCAGAGTAATAGGACTGTCAATCTTCAGCGGAGGCGAGGTTGCAGTCATAGTTACTGCTACGCCAAACTCATCATACAGAGCCAAAGCTACTCCAGCGTCATCAAGTACATTTACTGCAATAGTTTCAGCAACCAAAATGCCTGCAACTGTAACAGTCTTTGGCAGCGAATGTGCAGGAAAATAATGCCGTTCAGTCATAGCTGCAGTTTGCTTAGGAATAATCATACTCATAATACTCTCCTATATGATAATCATTATTAGAAGTAAATTTATATTAACACAAAACCTGTAATAATAAAGGTTCCCTTATTATTACAAGTTCTTTTTTAATATGCCCGAAGCAACATATAGCTGAATGCATGAGCATTAGAAGGATCAGCCGAGCACGTAACTGTCATAGTATCAGCAGTCATCACAACCTTGAGAATGCTATCCGTATCATTCGTAGTATTATAAATAACGATAGGAATATCTGTGGCAAGCGCTCCAGAGATAGTAACTGCCTCCGCTGCTGCACCACCAACTGTCGTATGCGTTCCAGCATAAGCAATATAATGACTTGGCTTGAACGTACCGCGAGGTCTGATAACAACATAGTGAAGACTATGTACAGTGCTAGGATCAGCCGAGCAAGTAACCGTAATAGTATTAGCAGTGCAAACTATATCACTAATAGTATCAGTGTCATTTGTTGCACCATAATTAACAAAAGCCATATCAGTAGCCAAAACACCAGCAACCGTAATAGCTTCTGCAGCAGCACCACCAACCGTAACATGTGTACCAGCTGCAACTATGTCCCATTCAGGAATACATCTATTCCTTAACAAGGCATAATCATATCCATGTGCTGTACTAGGATCTGCACTACCTACAATAGTAATTGTATTATCAGTAGCTATAGCAGAAACTATCTGATCATTATCATCAGAAACTTCATGATTAACAATAGCTATGTCAGTGGAAAGAATCAGTCCACTTCGAGTAATAACCTCAGTCGTATCACCTCCGGCAGAAGTAACTGGACCTTCAGCCAGCTTAATGCCATAACCATAAGTTGGGCCAACAGGAACAAACAAGCACGATGCAGCAGTGCCCATATTTATCCATTGAGCTGCCTGCCCAAGAGCTACATCAGTCTTAGTGAATGTACATCCAGGATTATATCCTGCAGAACCAGATGCAGGAACCGTAGATCCTGAAGCCATAGATTTATTTCTGGAAGTATCAAGTGTGATACCGTTTGGAAAGTTTGTTACGCCCATAATTTTCTCCACTGGGACAATTCTTCTTATCTCAAAGAACTGCCTGAAAGATTTTAACTTTCATTTACCCACTTTATTAAGACCGTTCTAAGCTCGTCACAAAGAACGGTCAGTTGACATCTTTAGTCTTGGGCGTTCAATTATGAACACCAAGTTATCATGCAGCACCAGGCGAACCAAAAATACCTCGTGGATCAGACCAACCAAACGAACCACGAAAAGTCGCTTTGAACTTTGCATTCTCAGTATCAAAGTCATTCTCAGTACCAAAAGCATCCGGCCGACGTTCCATATACTTCAGACCATCGGGACAGTTGGTTTTAATAAACCATGCATCACTATCCGTCAGGTAATGATTTACAGCAATGCCTTGTGGAAACTTCTTCGAAGCCCGAATTGCATTGATATCATTATTCGCATTGCCTGATTGCCCAATAGATTCGAGAATCCGCATAGCGTCAAATTCAAGAGCAGTCGGGATGATCAACTTCTGGGGCATAATCGCAATCTTAAGTCCACGATCAGTAGTGAATGCTGCAATATCAATGCATGCCTGCTCGAGAGCAGCTTCACTAAGATCTGCGGCAGTAGCAAGTTCATTACGCCAAGTACCACCAGACTTGTTCGGATGATCAGTAGCACAAAGCTCCTTGCCATCACTATTAGTTCCCATGGTATAAGCTGCAGTAAACGCCCGATTAAGTATGTTTGCCCCAATGATCTCTTTGGTCTGACGAATGGAGAAGGCCAGCGCATTTGCACGACGCAGCGCAACAGTTACAGCTATACCGTCTTCGTACATCTCACGAGTAATAATAAACCCAAGACCATACGTCACATGAGTGTAGCGACTAACAAAGCCCTGCTCCTGCTCGTCATATGCAATCCCTGCGCCCTCAGTCTTCACAGCCGCAAGACCGAACCCAGTTACACCAGCTTCCTCTTCGAAAGCCTTTGTAGAGTTACCCTTCTCAAAAATGTCCAAATATTCAATCGGATATTCTTTATATTTCTGCCCGAACCAAGTCTTTACACCAGGCACAAGATCTTTTGCAAAATTACTAGTAGTAATAATACCCATTTGTAAGCTCCTTTAAAATGATGATTAATTATCCAAAGTTAATAAGCAACTAATTAAACATCAGTTGAAATAGTCAGGCCCAGCTCATGCTCTCCGAAAAGAATTTCCCACTTGGCATAATCTCCAAGCTCATTATCGTCACGATTCACAAGCCTCAAAATTCTGCAGTTACCACTAGTATCAGTGCCGGTGTCACTGGAGTCAAGTTCCATCGCAGACTTGCCAGTAGCAGTTGAACCCGAGCCGACTACAAAGTTAGTAGAAAGTCCAACCATTGCAGCAGTAATAGAGTTGGCATCACTATCTTCCTGGACCTCAAAAATAACCTGAGGATCATCAACTACCAGACAATACATTGCAGTAGCTGCCGGCCTATAGGCACGAAGCGGAGTATCAGCCTGAATCATCACATAAGGATTATCACCAAAACCAATTACAACACCTCGTACAGCTGCTCCAGCAGTAGCTTGGGCAACAGTAGGATACTTGCCAGTTGCATCTGCAGATCCAGCACTTTTAACTGCATCACCCTTAAAAACTGCAGTATTATCAGTACTGGGAATGTAATAAACATTTGCCTGACCATTCCAGGGAGACCCGTTCAAATGTTTGACCGGCTTAAAGCCGAAAGGAGTATCAAGATTTGCCATATTTTTTACCTCAACAAAAATTTAAATTTTACGAAATAGTCACACTTCCAGACAAGCCATCTCTACCCTCGCCACGAGAGTTCCGCTTAATTTGGTTTTCTACCTCACTAATCTTGGCTT